GAACCATTTCTGGTCTTTGATAGCCATCACATCTTTATAAGATACCTGGAATTGTGCTTTTACTTCGGACGGAATGCCAGGATCTTGTTGTAATTGCTGTAACTGTTCCTGAGTAAGTTCCTGTCCCTGGGCCACCAGTTTCGGTAGTTAATTTCAATTTTAAAGTCTGTGACGCTATTGTCTTGGCCTGTTTTTCAATAAGCGACTTAAGATTGCCTTTTTTATGTTGAAAGAATAAAGATTCCAGTACTGTATTTAGTTGATCGTCAGCTATTTTCTGTACTACGGAGAAAGTTCCGGTACCTTCGTCATAGCGGAGATTGTCGATCACGAATTGCCTGAATGCTCCTTTATCCTGTTCCGGAACTATGAACTTAAGCTCGCCAGCTATTGCTTTGTCTACTTTACCAACGAAAGTACCAATGGCTTTATCAGTTGCAATATCCTTTTCTGCAGTAGCTTTCAGATTTGCAGCCAGTTCTTTTTGCTGTTCTTCGTTGATGTACTTATAAGCAATGTCAGCTTTTTCTTTAAGCTTGTTGTCAGCAATAGCTTTTTTAACCAGGAACTCTACCGATTCATCATCATTGCCCTTAGCTTTCAGATCATACCGAAGTATAGATGCCTGTAAGTCTGCTGATTTATCAAAATCTTCCTGAGAAGGAAGAACAAAACCCTGTGCATTACCTAAGAATTCATCATCAGGTTTGCCAGCGGCCCGGTGCAGCATATAGGCCCATGCACGCGGATCTTTCTGTGCAAGGTATTCTTCAAATGCAATTGCTGCATCTTCCCTTACAGCAGCAGTATAATGCGCTATACCTTCAGGACTAAGCGGACTTACGCCTTCAGGATATTCTACTACAAAATCAGTATCGCCAGTAATAGCGTTTACCCTTTCGAAAAATGCTGCAGCTTCTTCTTCCGGAGTAAGCTCTGTAGGTTTATAATCAGGATCAACAATTACTTTACCTTCAGCATCCTTTTTGTAGCCTGGTAATAAATTGCCATTCTCGTCTACACCCTCTTCCGGTTCGTCAGCGGCCGGTTGGTAATTAGCATCTTTACTGATAGTGCCATCATCTGCTTTGATGTAACCTGGTTTAACAGTACCATCAGCATTTAAAGCTTCTGCTTTTAAAGCAGTCTGCGCTGCAGCATCGGCTTCCTTAATCTGATCATCAGTTTTACCACCTTCTGGTGGGTCTGTTATGTCTGGTATATTATCGCCCAGTTCATTAACAAGGTTTTGTAAGCCACCCCCGCCATCGCCGGGATTTGCTTCTCTTAAAAATCGTGTGTACATATATCGTCTGTTTATTGATTACTTCTTTTTAGAGGCAGTAGCGCGTTTAACCATTGCCTTTATCTGTTTACCTTTCAATTCTTCATTGACTTTATTACTCCTCATCTTCTCTTTTAACTCACGTTCCTTCTGGTCAAGTGCTACGTACTTCTGTTGTCTATCTGCTACACGATTATTAAAATCATCTTCCATTTTCTTACGTTCATTGATAAGGCCGGCAACCTGAGTCGCATCCGGAACACCATTGGCATCACTGTCGCCATCTTTAAATGTAAAGGTATTGAAGCTTCCTTTGATAAATTCAATATCTTCTTTGCGGTCGTATTCCAGGTTGAGTTTACGCTCGCCAAGCAATGCATCAAATTCTGCATAAGCCATCTTACGTTCATCTGCAGCCTTAGCAGCTTCTTCTTCATTCTGCGCCATCATCTGTTGTATCTGCTCATCAATAGCTTCGATCTGTTTAAGCTTAGCTTTTAGTTCGCTAATATTGATTGCATCTACAATTTCCAATACAGTAGAGGGTTTGTGATCGTTCTGTAACATCGCCTGTGCATAACTACGCATCTCTTCCAGTTTACGGATAGCTTCAGAAGCACGTTCTACAAATACATTTAAGTCTTCGTTTACAAAATCTTCTGGTAGTATATCCAGTATTTGAGTACCGTAATCATCGTCATTATATGTAGAGTAGTCGCCTTTCGCTGTAAGGAATTTTGAGAAATCCAATAAGCCTTGTAAGTCACGCTCTACAAATTCCTCAAAGCCAATGAATATCATGTCAGTAATTACACCTGACTGGAATGTAGCACGTTCATTTACTCCCTGGCCATCACTGGCAAGAGTCTGCCCTTTACGCTGGCGGGTAATACCAATGATGTCATCCCATTCCTGTTTGAAGTATTGTTGTAGCTCAATGAGTTGTTTGATTTGATCATACAGGGAAAGGTCTAATACAGAATACTGGTTCCAGGATTTATCAACTCCTTGCTGGTTCCGGTCAATAAGCATGTAACCCATGGCCTCAGCATAGTAGAATACCTTTTCTTCATCCCAATCCTCATTATCCGGTATAGCATTCAAATCCATCAAGGCTATTTTACCTTTGGATTTAGCAATAGTTTTTTCAATCAGGTAGGTTACGATAATGTACATGATCTGGAAAGGAATTCCAATCTCGAGTACGGATATATTTTCAGCATGTGTATCGCTGTACTTCCGTCCATTGTAAGAAAGTTTACAGGCTGAATGATTATTCATCTGATTACGCTGAACCGGTACCGGCCGCATTTGGGTATAGATGTCCTGGCCAATTCTCCAGCCTTCATATACTTCATTTACCCAGCGCCATTCTACGATTTCACCTTTAGCTGTATTTACTATGTAATCCTCATCCACAGGTTCTTCAACCATTTGGAAAGTATCAGGGTCCATGTAACTCAGGAAGCCAAGCTTTTTACGGCCTTTCCATTGTACATGGTAAACAGGTATTCGGTTCTTGGTACTGGTATGTTTATTACCCAGAAATTCATAAAACCGTGGAGCGCTGCCATAATAGGCTGCATTTTCAAGATGCTTTAATTTCTCTTCCTTCAGGGTTTCGTAGAACTCATCAACAATATCACTGAGTACCCGGTATTCCCGGTTAACTACCCATTCTCCATCTTCTACAAAGATGCTATTCTCACTCATATCAAAGTCAATATTACGAGGAGATATGCCAGTGTATTTCAAAGACTCATTTACTATACCCTTGTATGAGTAAGCCTCGCCTGCAATAAGCCAGTCCTTAAACATTTTATGTTGCTTCTGCTTTACTTCTTTAGAGCGAATAGTTTTCCGCAACCATTTCTGGCCTTTGATAGCCATCACATCTTTATAAGATACCTGGAACTCTGCTTTTACTTCGGACGGAATGCCAGGATCTTGTTGTAATTGCTGTAACTGTTCCTGAGTAAGTTCCTGTCCCTGAGCCTGCGCTTGTTGTAAAGCAGCCTGTATGAATTGTTGCGTAAGATGGGCCTGTGCAGTTTTTGTCATCCCGTCATTAAACCGGTTGTATCCGGAATCACCAAGGTTTTCTACATTGTAGATATACGGCCGGCGTGGCCATTCACCAAGTAGTAAGTCAATATTTGTTCTGAGGATACTAACCGGTCTTACTTTCGCAGGGAAGTTCTTATATTTTGGATTCTCTGCCGATAATGGGTTGGTAATATGTGAGAACCATTCCAGTGGGAACTTATTATTGTAAACTCCATACAATACTCCAAGATCACGGCGATTGTTACCAGCGCCGGTACCATCAAAATTGAAGTAGGAGCGTTTAATGTAGTGTTCAATATTGGAGATGAACCAATCTTCTGTTTTTTGTGCCCACGGCACAACCTGTATAGGTCTTTCAGTCCAACTGGCTAAGTTATCGGTAGTTTTTTGTACTGCGTCTTTCTCCATGATTACAGGTTTATACAACAAATATAGTCATATAATCAATATGCCGAAGTGGTTTCACCCGAGCTTGCTGTACCGGCTCCGAAGAACTTCCTTTCCCAGAACTTACGCTGTTTACGACGGAATTTGATTTGCTGAGCGTAGTTTTCTTTAAGCTCAAACATGGCTACGAGTGCATCAGAGATCCTATCGTAGTTACCCTTAGTAGGATCATGCTTACGCATTTCCTTCAACCAGGCAATATCATATATTCTGTGCACATTAAGTACCGGCATTCCTTTCTCATCAACTCCACGTATCTGTACATGCCAGTCTTCCAGGTAGGTCATACCTAATCGTTTACGTTCAGTAGGCATATTCATCAGGTAAGAATTACCTGCAGACTTACTGGCCAGTTCCTTGTTGTGAGCCATCTCAGGTTCGTGGCAGATCTTATGTAATAACCGGTGTGTCTTGGCATGCGTAACAACTGATTGCCCACCACCGGCAATCTCACCCTGTATCATAGCATTATAGTAGTCAGCTCCCATGAACATCCTATCTATATTTGACTGGTACCGGGCCATACGACCACAGCCCCAGCATACAGGAAGATTACCATATTTTGGATCAATATTGTTATCCATTTTCCATATCTTCCAGCTCCACAGAGATGTCTGATCTTCTGCTTCTTCTTTAGCATAAGCATCAAAGGTAAGTTTGTACATACCTGCCGGCACCCGGCCCTTGGCATCAGTATACGGTCGTTCAAGTACAGTGACACAACCTTCCATTCCCTCTTTCTGGTTATGCGGGAAGTCTTCAATTGGCTTGGCAATATGCTTTGGCTGTACGTTAAACTCAATACCATTGTGCCCGTCATCTTTAGGTGCATCAGGATTACGGGTGAATACACCATGGCGAAGTAATCCTTGTATTTCTTTAGACTCAACTCTCTTTATCTGTGCATCAATCTCAGCAATGTTGAATCCATTACCGTTCATACGCTGAAGTGCCTCACGCGGATTGCGTGGATACTCAGCTATACGACGATCCAGATCCTTTGGCTTCTTTGATTTCTTCTTCTTATCACGTTGTACACTATCAGCTTTAATAGCAAATTCCATATCTACATTACCATTTTCATCCATGGCCCAGGCATTGGCCCTCCAGCATGGTACGAAGTAGCCGCATTCTCCACCGGTATATTCTCCATCCCATACACTTGGGAATGCAAGCATATCCCAGGCTTTTGGATTATCAAAGATATTCTCCAGTCCTTCTATACCCGGGCCTTGCTCACCACCGGTACCGCCAATAGTAATCTGGCCAACATACATAGTACCTTCTTCATCGGCACCTTCAGCCATAGAACCCATGGCCACCTCAAGCGCCTCTTCCATTTTGGCAAAAGAACCACCTTCTTCAAAGGTTGCTTTTCTACCACGCTTACCCCTGGTCTTACTTGGTTTATCTACTACCTGCCCTATTATCTCTGACATGGAACCTTTTTCCATACCATACATATCCAAGTAAGATGCTTTCTGGTGTAACACATTCTTATGAACCTGCCTGTTCTTTTTCCAATATGGAGAGTATTGGTTTATCCAGTCCAGTCCACCCTGCACCTTATTCATGATACCATCCTCATCGAGATATGGCAATGCACCGGCGAAGTAATAGGATTTGGAGCCTGGTATAAAGTTGTAATTGTAGCAACCATCTTGCGCTTCCCAATAAGAGAAGCCGGCACCACGGGTTTTAAGTGTACAGAGATGACGGTTACCGGGAGATTGTATTCCCATGAACTCACCACCATACCATGCTATATGCTTGAACATATACCACTCATAAGCTATCTCCCAGAATGCAGGGAAATCAAGTATCTTTTCAACTGCCTGCCGGGCAGCCCGACCGGTCTTGGTAGATCTTCTTTCTTCCAATGCCTGCAGCATTACTTTCTCCGGAACACGGGCAATTGGGAAATGGTTTAAGTAATGATAGAATCTACCAGGTATCCATAAGTCTCCGCACTTGTAACCATACAGGCATCGTTTCTCTTCTTCTTCCCAGAACTGAAAGTAATCACGGGAACCTTTGGGTGCACGCGTATACATTCCGCCATTCTTTTTAAAGTCCCTGGCTGTATACTGGAACTGGGCTGTATTGGTAAAGTTGTGGAAACTCATTGCTTTACATCCTCCTCTTCTTCAATTGCATTATCCTCATCTGTAGTGGCATCATATTCCTCAATATGCTGTAAAGCTTTATTGATACTCATGAACGTACCGGTACTGGTTACTGAACTCTCGGCGGCGTGTTGCGAACCTTTAATGACATCAGCCTCACTGAATTCGGTAGTACGTTCTTCAGTATCACCAAGTACTGCAGTACCACGTATACCGGTAGATGCATCTTTTAATTCTTCTTCTACACGTTTACGGAAATTGTTAATAGTTGTGTAGAACTCATCCAGTTTCTTAGCTGAATTTACTACTGAAGCAGGATCATTTAAAAGCTTACCCTGTTTATCCACCTGGGTCATATCCAATCCTTCATAGTACAGATCCATTGCGTCCCGGCTCTTGAGTAATGCACGGTATGTTTTTAACGACGGAGCACCTTTGATTTGCATCTTATCGTAATGCAGATTAGCAATAAGTACTTTGTCATCAATATCTTTTTCGGTAAGATCAGCATAATGAAGTGCCTCTTTACGTTTCTCTTCTTCTTCCCAATCAGTAAGTGGTGAAGCAAAGTCAGTTAGGAAATAGATGTAGGTAAATTCCTTACGGGCTTTCAATTTCTTATCACCACGGTAATCACCAGGAGAACCCTTATCTCTATCCAACAATGCTTTGAATTCAGGTATTAGCATGATCCAGGGTTTGTTTAATGCTACAGTACTGGTTTCTACATCAATCTCAAATAGTTTCATCGTTGTCTGTTTTGATCTGTTTATCAACTATATTCTTACCGTTCATAGCGCGGTAAAGTAAGTCCATTCCATTTTTACGATTGTTAGCTGCTTTCTTCCTGGTTAGTATTACCTTCTGTTTAGGCTTGAATTTACCGAACTCTGGTATCATAACTCCTTCCATCATGCCATTGGTAATAGTTTCTGCTATAAAAGTACCAACAAACTTAATTACATCAGCTACTACCTTTTTATCCTCATGTGTCTCCATGGTAGTTTCTTTCAGCAATCTGTCATTGGCAATAGGTATTTCTTTGATGTTTGTCTTCATGCTGCATACGCTTTTATCATAGCAATAACTTCTTCTCTAAGGTACGGTAATTCTATTATCTTAGGGCCGGTACTCTCTATTCCAGGTATTGGGTGCCGATGGTGGATGATTCTACGTGTACCTGGATAGAAACCATGATATTCTCCCATGTACTGGTAGATAGAAAGCTGCAGCGAGTAGTGATTCAACTCACAATCTTGTAAGTGAGAAAGCGGCCCAAGCATCATATCATACTTCCCATCACGTTGAAAGGATTCCGTGCGAATTATTTTATTGGTTTTGTGATCGTCGAGACTCATTCGGCGGATTTTATGGCGCTCTACTGGCTGTTTATCATCTGTAGTAAGGATTATTTTATCAGCTCTGCCCGCTATTCTGCAATCGTGCCGCCATAGTTTTAATTCAGGATATACTCCATCAGGTAGATTTATATAAATACCAGGCTTGAATTCTTGAACTGGTACCGGATATGGTAACAGGTCGTACCCTTTTTTATATAATTTATTTTCTTCGTAATTATGAATACCATTACCTCTGTCAAGTGAATCTGTATTATCTTTTTTCCATTTAGCTCTCCAATATTCTGGTGTATTACCAT